GACCGACCGGCACGTTTGTAGCCGAGCGTCCTATCCTGATGGACGACGCCACCTATTTCCGTGACGCCTCGACCAACGTGTCGTATGGCATCAAACTGATCAATAACCAGCAGTACAACAGTATTGCAGTTAAGACGGTAACTTCTACGTATCCGCAGTTGATGTGGGTCAATATGACCTATCCGGACGTGGAGATCTATATTTATCCGGTGCCGACCAAGGTGCTGGAGTTCCACTTTGTGTCGGTGCGACCGCTGGCAACTCCTGCCGCGCTAGACACTAACTTGGCGTTCCCGCCGGGATACCTGCGGGCTTTCCGATTTAACTTGGCTTGTGAACTTGCGGCGGAGTTTGGTGTCGAACCCTCTCCGCAGGTACAGCGCATTGCTATGACTAGCAAGCGCGACTTGAAGCGCATCAATAACCCGGATGACCTGATGGCAATGCCAGCGGCACTGCTCGTCAACCGACCGCGCTTTAACATCTTTACGGGCAACTTCTAATGAAGACGCCGATCCTCGGGTCGTCGTATGTAATCCGGTCGGTCAATGCTGCCGACAACCGGATGGTAAACCTTTACCCAGAGGTAATTCCCGAAGGCGGCAAGGAACCCGCCTACCTGCAACGCTGCCCCGGCATGACATTAAAGGTCACGTTGGGAGAAGGGCCAATTCGCGGCCTGTATTCGCTGGGCAACTATCTCTACGTTGTTTCAGGTAACGAATTCTATCGCTTAGATAGCACGTTTACGTTAGAGAACTTCCTGCAACTACAGGACGATTTTTTCATACTGTTAGAAGACGGCAGCAAGATTTTGCTTGAAGCAGGCAGTGTTACGTCGATTGGGTCTATTAGTGGCTCTGGTCCAGTATCTATGGCCGATAACGGCACGCAAATTTTTATCGCCGCTAATCCTGATGGGTATATCTACAACACGGATACCGACGTATTAGCGCAAATCACTGACCCGGATTTCCCCGGCGCAGTGACCGTGGGCTATCTTGACGGTTACTTCGTATTCAACGAACCCAATTCGCAACGCGTCTGGGTCACGAGCCTATTGGACGGCTTGTCGATTGACCCCTTGGATTTTGCAAGCGCTGAGGGTTCACCAGACGGGCTAGTATCCCTAATTGTTGACCATCGAGAGGCGTGGCTATTCGGCACGAACTCCGTGGAGGTCTGGTATAACTCCGGCGACGCCGATTTTCCGCTCACCCGTATCCAAGGCGCTTATAACGAGATCGGCTGCATTGCGCCGTACTCGGTAGCCAAGATGGATAACTCCGTTTTTTGGCTTGGCGCAGACGCTCGGGGTCAGGGCATTGTGTATCGAGCCAATGGCTACCAAGGCGTGCGCGTATCAACCCATGCTGTTGAGTTTGCTATTCAGGGTTACAGCGACCTTGCCGATGCAGTTGGCTATACGTACCAGCAGGATGGTCACACGTTTTATGTGCTGAACTTTACGGATGCTGATACGACATGGGTGTTTGACGCGGCTACGGGCGCTTGGCACGAACGGGCTGGTTTCCGTAACGGCGACTTTAAGCGCCACCGTGGCAACTGCCACGCACGGTTTAACGGCGTGCCGATTATTGGCGACTACGAAGATGGGCGCTTGTACCAGTTTGATTTAAGCGTGTACTCCGACGCTGGGGCTGTGCAGAAGTGGCTGCGCTCTTGGCGTGCGTTGCCGACGGGCGGCAACAACTTGACTCGCACCGCGCACCACGCGCTTCAGATTGATTGCGAAAGCGGCGTTGGTTTGAACGGTTACGGGTTCCAAGACGAACTGCTCATGGGCACTGAGTCGCTTGAGATAATGCAAACCGAAAGTGGGCAGAATATCCTGCTCGACTTTATACCTGTAGTCGGCGCTAACCCACAGTTGATGCTGCGTTGGTCAGACGACGGCGGCCACACTTGGAACGGCGAGCGCACCGCGTCGATGGGCAAGATTGGCGATTACGGCACTCGTGTTATCTTCCGCCGCCTTGGCATGACCACCAAACTGCGTGACCGCGTGTACGAGATTAGTGGCACCGATCCTGTCAAAGTCGCCATTATGGGCGCCGAACTGCAACTAAGCGGTACAGCATCGTGACGCAAAACATCACGCAAATCCCTGCTCCGCGTGTGCCGTTTCTAGACGAGCGCACCGGCCAGATTTCGCGTGAGTGGTTTCGGTTCCTTAATAACCAGTACCAGTTGACGGGTGGCGGCACTACGCAGACCACTATTGCTGACCTTGAGTTAACGCCTTCGTTGGCCGCTAACGTCGAAGACGAGATGGCGGTTGTAAAGGGTCAGATAGACGATCTGCAAAAAGGGCCACCTCGGTTTGAGCCGGGGCTTGTTAATTACGGTTCGTTCTACTCAACGCAAACTCAAGCCGCAACCGTTATCAACACAGCCTACGCTATCACGTACAACAACGCTGATCCCGCGTATGGCGTTTACCGTGACCCAGCCGATAACAGCAAAATTAAAGTTACGCGCCCCGCTATTTACAACGTCCAGTTTTCTATTCAGGTAGACAAAACTTCGGGCGGTACGGGGCGACTGTACATTTGGCCTGCTATCAACGGCACTGCCGTAGCCAACTCTGCGTCACTGATTCAAATTCAGGGCAACAACGCAGAGATATTTTCGGCTGCTAACTTTTTCTTGTCGTTGTCTAACGGCGATTACTTTCAGTTGTATTTTTCCGTGGATGCACTAGACGTGCAGTTGCAAAACTTTGCGGCTGCTGCTCCAGTCCCGGCCATTCCTTCAATCATTTTGACTGTTATGCAGGTGTACGTATGACCGTTTACCTTTCAGCCTTTGCAGGAGCCGGGGCGCAGTTCTTTACCGACGACGGAACAGTTTTGTCGGGCGGAAAGATTTACACCTACGCTGCTGGCACCACAAACCCGCAAGCAACTTACACCGCTTCGGATGGCGGCACGACTAATTCCAACCCTATTATCCTTGACTCTGGCGGTCGGCTGCCCGAGGACATGTGGCTGACGCAGGGCTTGACCTACCGCTTTGTGTTGGCCGATTCGGGCGATGTTCAGATTGGCGAGTACGACAACGTACCCGGCATCAACGACATCTCGGCTGGCAGCGTGGCATGGTCAAGCATCACGGGCACGCCAACAACGCTGGCTGGGTACGGCATTACAAATGGCATTACGGCAGCAACCGCTGCGGCGACCTATGCGCCGATTGCCTCGCCCACGTTCACCGGCACGCCGCTGATTCCTGACAACGATACGGTCAGCGCCAACTATGCGGTCGGCTATCGAGAAGCCCCGCAAGTGTCTAAGACGGACAACTACACGTTGGTGTTAGCGGATCGTGGCAAGTCCATCCTGATGAATGGTACGTCCAAGACGCTCACCATCCCGGCTAACGCCTCGGTCGCGTTTCCGGTTGGTACGGTCATTATTGTGGTTAACGTCAACTCGTCGGCGCTGTCCATTTCTATTACGACCGACACACTGACTTTGGCGAACAGCACCACGACCGGCACGCGCACCTTGGCGCAGAACGGTCTGGCTACCTGCGTCAAGATTGGCAGCACGTCTTGGCTGATCAGCGGAGCGGGATTGTCCTAATGAGTGGCGCTACCTTAGCAGCGGCGATTGCAGGCACGACGGGGGGAGCCGGTGCCGGTGTGTTCGACGCATCGTCTGGGTCGGGCAGCGTCACGATTCCTGCCAGTGCGACGGGCGTCACCATTGAGGTATGGGGCGCAGGCGGTGGCGGCGGCTACGGCACTGTCACCCAGATATTCGGTGAGTTTTTGTACGAACCGCAAGAGAACCCCGGCGGCGGTGGTGGTGGAGGTGCTTACTCCAAGACCGTGCTGGTGCTAACTGCCCCAGACGCCGGTAAAACGATTCTGTACACTGTCGGTGAGGCTGGTCGAGGCGGCACTGTAGGCGACGCTGTAGGCGGTGCAGGCGGTCAGTCTGTGGCCTATGCCGGAACCTATGCCCTGCCTGAAATGATCTGTACGGGCGGCTTCGGCGGTTTTGGCGGCATTGGCATCTACGGCAGCCAGCAGGGCGCTGGCGGAACGGCGTCAGGCGGCAATACGACCAACACCAACGGTAACGGTGGTGCAGCCTTCACGCAGCCGGGTGCTACGCCGATTGCCGGTGTGGGCAGCCTTGTTGGCGGCGCTGGCGGTGACGGCGGCGATCCGGTAGAGGGCGGCGATCCGGGCAAGGCTGGCGTCAATGGCCGCGTCCGAATGGTATTTACCTTTTAGGTGACACATGGCAGTTAACGTAAAAGTTCTGATTCCGGCCAAGATTGCCGAGAACACGCAGACCACACAATACGTAGCCACGAACGTCTCGACGATTATTGACAAGTTTACGGCCACGAATTACAGCGCATCGGCGGCTACTATCTCGGTCAACCTCGTCACGCAGTTTGACTCGGCGGGCAACCAGAACTTGATCATCAAGAACAAGACCCTGCTGCCCTCGGAGACGTATACGTTCCCTGAGTTGGTCGGCCATGTGCTGCAACCGGGCGGGTTTATCTCCACGATTGCCGGCACTGCCTCGGCTATCAACATCCGATCCTCTGGTCGGGAAGTGTCGTGACCGAAGCCGAATACTGGCTGCGCGAGAACTTTGCTGCGCTGGAGTTGCCACCAGATGCGGTGGCTTGGCTGATTGACTTGTGGCACGTCACGCAGGTGTTTGACGACGTAGCCGATGGCGACCCGGTAGACCGTAAGTCACTAGACGATACCGTGTGGCGCACCCTTGTGGGTATGCCTGCAAACAGTTTTTTTATGGCTCATGCGGGGCAGTTATTGCCTGCGCTGGGCACGGCTATTCTGAAGTGGAAGGCTTCGGATGACGCCGAACGCAGTGGTTTGGCCGACGAACGGTCGTTTGTTTGGCGTGCCGCTTACTATGACTTAGTTCTTTTAGTGGTGCTGTTGTGTCAGGGCCGAGAGTCTGCTATGGAAAAAGCAGGTGCGGTAATGGCACTATACGGCGAAAGTTTTGCGACATATCGCGGGGAATTCCCTCATGGCTAATCCAGTAGTTGCTATTGCCGCATCCAGCATCGGATCGGCTGCTATGGGCAGTCGCTCGGCAAGTAAGGCAGCAAAAGCGCAAACAGATGCCGCTCGATCAGCGGAAGCATCCCAAGAGCGGATGCTTGAACGGCAGTTAGAGGAAACTCGCCCGTTTCGAGAACTGTCGCTTCAGCAATTAAATCGCCTATCGGAGTTGTACGGGCCTGAAGGCATGTACACCAAGACTCCGACCATGGAAGACCTGACGGTAGATCCCGGTTTTTCTTTTAGAATGTCTGAAGGAGAAAAGGCGCTTGCTCGTATGCAGTCTGCTCGCGGGCAGTTGTTTGGCGGTGGCGCAATTAAGGCCGGTGTGCGGTATGGGCAAGAGATGGGTTCGCAGGAATTCCAAAATGCTTACAACCGCCTGATGAATCAACGCGCAACCGTTACTAACGCACTACTCGGAATTGGCGGTTATGGCCCTGCGATTGCTGGGCAAAACGTAAGTGCCATGGGAAGCGCTGGTAGCAACATCGCCAACATCCAGTTAGGTGGCGGTCAGGCTCGCGCTTCTGGCTATCTCGGTCAGGCCAACGCGCTAAACCAAGCGCTCAGTCAAGGCGCTGGTTTGTATGGGATGTATAAAGGCGGTTATTTTGGGCCGCAAAACGTAACTCCGGGCGGTGGTTCTAATCTTCAGGCCTATAACTATATGGGTCCGCGATACGGGAACGAGGCGTAACCATGGCAGTCATCGGCGCAACTCAACTTGAGCCAGTAAACATCCTTGGCTCATATGTGCAAGGAATGGAAATTGGCCGGGCCAATCGCCTTGCCGAACAACAGCAGGCAGCGCAAATGCGGGCTGTACAGCAAGAAACGGCATTGCGTAATTATTTGGCAACGGCAGATTTAGAATCGCCAGAAGTGCAAAATGAATTGCTTCGTTTTGGCGCTCCCGGTGCAACGCTTGCAAAAACGCTTGGCGAAATGCGAAGCGCGGATTTAACTCGCCGCAAAACAATGACTGATATTGAAGAAGCGGGTTTTAAACGGCAACGTGATTTATTGGCTGCTGTAACTGATCAGCCGACTTACGATTTATGGCGACGCGGCGCGTTAGAGGCTTATAAAGGCGTTCCTAATGCAGAACAACTTATTCCCGCTGAGTTTTCGCCAGAAACAAAAGATCGTTTGCTTTTAACGGCAGATCAGGTCGTTGGCCGTATGCCAATGTCGCCCGAACAGGAAGAGCAAAAGAAACGTATTGCTGCCGCTGGATCGCCAAGAATTGGGGTGCAAGCCTATACCCCTGCAAGCGAAACAATCCAAGAAGAGGCAATGAAAGAACTGCGCGACACTTACAAGCAGTTAAAAACAGCCAAGGTAGATATTTCTAACTTGCGACAAGCCGCAGACTTAGCAAAAACTTCTGGTCGCAAATACATGGGTACTGGCGGCAGTGCCTTCTTGGAGGGCGCTAAGTTCCTTAAAAACCGCTTGGGAGTTGATGTTGATACTAGCGCAATTGTTAATGCCGAAACGGCGCGGACGGCGTTGTTCCAGAACGTGCTTAACAATCTTCGCAAACTGGACGCGCAGCCCTCGCAAGAGCAGCAGCGCATCATGCAAGAGGCTTTGGGTAACCTTAACACCGACCCGGATGCGCTTGAGAGCGTTGTTCGAGTCTACGAAGACGTTATTCGTGGCCGTGTAGAGTTGCATAACAAGTCCGTAGACGAGTCAGTTCAGTCGGGCATTAAAATGCCTTACAGCCTTAGAATTGATTTGCCTCCGCCAAGGGACAAAATCGCTCCGCCGCCGCCAGAAGCAATAGCCGAACTTCGCGCTAACCCTGCTCTTAAAAAGCAATTTGACGAAGTGTTTGGCGTAGGTGCAGCGGATAGGGCACTTAAGGGCGGAAGATAAGTCATGGCTGAAAACCCTTTTGCAAAGTATGTTCCTAGCACCACTCCGCCTGCAAGCGACAACCCCTTTGCGAAATACGTTATAAGCACGCCTGCTCCTCAAGAGCAAGCAGTGGATCAAATGCCTGTTGCGCGTGGAAGCGTAGAGCAATTTATGGGTGTTGGCCGTGACGTAGGCCCGGCCATGAGTTTGTTATCCCCGCAGCAAAAACAAGAGGCATTAAAGACCGGCGTTGTCGGTTCAGCCGCATTGGCTGTTGGCCCTGTTGTTGGGGGTGGATTAAGACTATTAGCGCCCTCAGCAGAGGCTCTGCCCGGCGCTAGGTTTTTAGCCCCCGTATTTGACAGGTTTGGTCGTGCCATAGAATCTGGCGGCCTTGCGCCGAACCTCTCTCCTGTAGAGCGCGTCATTGGTGGCGCATACTCTGGAGGATTAAGTTCTGCTGTTGTCGATCCAGAACAAGTTGAATTGGGCGCGACCATCGGCGCCGCGACTCCGGGGATTGCCAAGGTTGTTAAGCCATTTATTGCTCCGGCTTCTGCAACGCCGAAGTTAGAGCAAGAGTATCGAGCGGCTTATAAAGCCGCAGAGGATGTCGGCGCTGTCGTTCAGCCGACGCAATTCAACAACTTGCTTGGGCAGATTAAAGATACTGCTGCTAAAGCGCAGTTTTTGCCAAACAAGCACAAGAAAATTGACAACGCATTAACTAACTTTGGTCAACAGGCTGACCTAAAACAGCCTGTTTCGATTGAAAGAATTGATAATTTGCGAAGAGACTTGAACAAGGCTCTTGGTAGCGGCGATAAAACCGAAAGGGACATTGCCAAGAACATGCTGCAAGACCTTGACGGGTTTGTTCGCCAAACCTTCCCGCAAGAAACGGCCAAGCAAATTGAGTTGGCTCGTGACTTGTTTACAAGAGCAAGCCGATCCAGCGTTATAGACGACATTCTTGAAAAGGCTAGGGTTGCAAAAGGAAGAGAACCTTCTGAAATAATTAAGGAAGAGTTCTACAAAATTAGCCAAGGCAAAGGAAGATATGGCGCTGTTAAGCGTCAATTTACTAAGGCCGAACAAGATGTAATTAAGAACATTGGTGAAGGTCGTTTTGACATCAACGCGTTAGAGTCCTTTGGCGGCATGTTTGCGCCGCCAAGAATCATGCGTCCAAATGTTCGAGACGTTCCGAAGGCGCTTACGCAGGCAACCGCTACTGGACTTGGAACGGCAAGGTTCGGCCCTGACGTGACGGTGCCGTTGGCTATAGCAACGGGCGGCACAGGGTTTATGTCTCGTGCGGCTGCAAACCAATTAGCCAGAGCAAGGGCTGCTCAGTTTGGCGCTCAAGTTGCCGCTGGCGGTCGTGCGCCGTCCATTTTGGCTCCGAATGTGTTTCCCCAAATACTGCCAACCGCAGCACCCGCCGGGGTGAACTTTTTAAGCCAGTCCGAAGTTCTTAACGCTTTGTCGGGAAGATAGTCATGCTGCAAGGCGCACTTAAGTTAAGTTTGGAGAAGTGACGTGGACTATCAGGCGGCTTTCAACATTGCGGTGGCAGTTGCAGCAGCGTTTGGCGGTTGGACCTTGCGCTCGATTACGACGAGCCTAGAGAACCTTCAGCGCGACCACAAAGAGATGATGCACCAGTTTGTGCGCCGCGATGACTACAAGTCCGCCTTAGAGCGTATTGAGCAAATCCTGACCCGCATCTGGGATAAGTTGGACGAAAAGGCCGACAAGTGATGTGGGCGGCATGGGTGCGGACTCGCGCTAATTTAAAAGTAATTGCCTGCGTAAGCGTACTGTTTGCAGCACTATTAACAATACTGTTCTTTAGTTAAAGGTTAAAAATGAACGACGTTACCGACATCCAGTTGCTAAAAGTGCAAATACAGGCCGAGTTGCAACGGCTTGAAGCGCAGTCGTCTGCCAAGGACGTAGCCGGTAAAGCCATTGGTAAGGACGGGCTGAAATACATCACGGCCATTGTGGTGATCGGCGTGCTGTCTAGCCTTGCGCTAGATTCGGACAAGATCGCTGCCGTGATGGGGCTGCTTGGTGCCTCGCTGACCGCTCTTATCTCTATGCTTGCCAGCATTGCAGGCACGGTGGAGAAGGAAGATAAGCCCGAGTTTGAGGTAATTAAGGAACTGATCGCCAAACTAGACCGGCTGGATCGCAAAGAGCAGCCGATGCGGGTGGACGTTGAGGGCGATCATGTCACCGTTACCAAGGGCGACGACGTAGTGAGGGCTTCCAAATGATGACAATGGTTAGCACATTCCTGTCGTTCCTTGCAGGCGGTTTGCCCAAGATTCTGCAAATCTTCCAAGACCGCCAAGACAAGAAGCATGAGTTAGCCCTTGTCGCCGCGCAGAAGGAGCGTGAACTAGCCCTTGCAGAACGCGGGTTTATCGCGCAGGCACGGGTTGAGGAAATCAAACTGGAGCAAATCCAGACGCAGACGGCTGCCGAAGAACGTCAGGCGCTGTATAGCCACGACGTTGAGATTGGCAAAGGCGCATCCCAATGGATGATTAACCTGCGTGCGTCGGTGCGTCCGGTTGTGACCTACATCTTTGTGCTAGAACTGGTCGCCATCAACATTGCAGGCGTTTGGTATGCCTACAATACGGGTGTGCCGTTTGCCGCTGCGATGGCTGAAGTGTTTTCGGATGACGAGATGCTAATACTGTCGTCAATCATTGCCTTCTGGTTTGGCACGCAGGCTTTCGGCAAGAAGTGAAGGTCAGTCCTGCTGCAATACAGATGATCAAGCATCATGAGGGCGTAAGGACGCGCCCTTATCGGTGTCCGGCCCTGCTATGGACGGTCGGGGTCGGCCACGTTATAGACCCGGCTCACGCTGCGGTGAAGTATGAGGAACGCAAGAGTCTACCGATACCCGCAGGATGGGATCGAACTCTCTCAATGGACGAGGTGGACCGGATACTTGCTCAAGACCTTGGCCGGTTTGAGCGTGGTGTGGTTCGACTTTGCCCTGCTGTTGTTGGCCGTCAGGGAGTCTTTGATGCTCTTGTATCTTTTGCCTTTAACGTGGGGTTAGGCAACCTTCAGCGCTCTGGCTTGCGGATGAAAGTCAATCGAGGCGACTTTGAAGGGGCAGCCGAAGAATTCAAAAAGTGGACAAAAGCCGGTGGTAAGGTGTTACCCGGCCTCGTCAAGCGTCGTAACGACGAGCGGGTATTGTTTTTGAGTTAGCCTTATCTAACGGAGCGGGCGCTATGCGACAAGACGGCATCCCAGAGCGCTTCCAACTAGCCGGTCACACCATCAATGTCAAAGTAATTCCGCCCTCCAAGTGGCGTCACGGCAAAAATTGTGTTGGAATGTGGCTTCCAGACAAATACGAGATACACATCGTAAGTTCTTGTAAAGGCACAAACCGGCAGCAAGTGTGGGCGCATGAGGCGATTCACGCGATGCTTGACATCGCTGGTCACGATGACCTAAGCCGAGACGAGCAATTTGTAGATCGGATTGGACACTTGCTGCAACAGATGCTCACAACAATGGAGTAAGCAATGCAGTCCAAGGCATCCGATGATCAGATATTAAAGTCGCTACAGGAAGCAAACGGCATACGGGCAATAGTCGCTGCAAAGTTCAAAATGAACGAGCGGACTTTGCAGATGCGGCTAAAAAAGATGAAGGACAAGGGGTACGTTATCCCTGACTCCACCTACCAGCCCGGACGCCAAGTGGTAGACAAGGGTGACTACGAGTTCACCGCGCTGCCCGACGACGACGTTCCCATCGAGGAACTGATTGCCCAGCGCAAGCGCAAGTTCCAGCACAAGCGGGAACACGAAGAAGCCAGCAAACTCATTCCTATCAAAGTGAAGATGGACGGTGCTATCGGCATCCTGCACTTTGGCGACCCGCACGTAGACGACGACGGCTGCGACATTGAGGCCATCGAGCGCCACACCGACTTGGTGAACCGCACCGAGGGACTGTTTGCAGCGAACGTAGGCGATACCACGAACAACTGGTGTGGCCGCCTTGCCCGCCTTTACGCCGACCAGACGACCTCCGCCGCTCAGGCTTGGAAAATAGCCGAGTGGTTTATCAACCGCTGCAACTGGCTATACATGATTGGCGGTAACCACGACTTGTGGTCAGGCTCAGGCGATCCCCTGCGCTGGATAGCCAAGCAGCAGGATGCTCTTTATAAGTCCTCAGAAGCCCGCCTAGCGCTTCGATTCCCGAACGGCCTAGAGGTACGGGTTAACGCCCGCCACGACCACAGCGGCTCTAGTATTTGGAATCCGGCGCATGGGCCGATGAAGGCTGCGCTGATGGGAACCCGCGACCACCTATACGTGGCCGGTCACAAGCACGAGTCGGCTTATAGCGTCCTGAAGGATGCAATCAGCGGCATTACGATGCACGCCTGTAAGGTGGCGTCCTACAAGATTTACGACCGCTACGCCAAAGAGCGCGGCTTCAGGGACAACTGCCTGTCGCCCTGTGCGCTAACGACAATTAACCCTGCGCTACCGCCTGACCATCCAGACTTGGTGAAGGTGTGGTGGGACCCAGAGGAAGGGGCTAACTACCTGACATTCTTGCGGCGGCGCTGAATATCTCAGCCCGTTCGCGGTTTGCACGCAGGGTGCAGTACCGCTGGTGCAGGCGCTTGAGGAACGTGGAACGCCGCTGACCGGCAATCTCCTCGTCCAAAAGCGCCTTGACCTCAGCCTCGTCAAACCGATTCAGGTTTTGGTTCAATACGCGCCAGTTCTTCATAGCCGTATTGTAAATGAATTATTTAAGGCGCTGCAAGTAAAGCGCCTGTAGGGCGCATACGGTGTCGTCTGGGTCACGGGCTTCGTACCACTCGCCCCTCGGCTGGAAGAAGCCCTGAAAGCGTTTCTGCCCCT